TCTTCTACCACTTCCTTTTGGTTTTTTACCTGTTCCTGTTACTGGGTCTTTACCATGCTTAGATCTATAACCGCCCTTTTTGTAAGCTGGTGTCTCTATAACTGTGCCACGCTTTGGTCCTGTAGGTAAATCTTTGATGCCTGGTGGTACGTTCTGATACGATTGTACTAAATGTCCTTGGTCATCCACCTTTGTAATATTGATAGGTACTTGCATACCTTCAGTATTAAATGATGTATTAGCTGGTACGTCTGGAAAAACCATACTAGCATCTGTATTACCCATAGCTTGTTGCTCACGTAAACCTACTTGTTGTTCTTGTGGAGTTTGTGCAACTAACATATTCTCTTGCTTAGCCTGTGCCTCTGCTTGTAACATTGCTGGTACATCAGCGCCCTGGTTAGCCATTTGATACAAGTCTAATATGCTACCTTCAAATCCAGTAGACCTAGCCATGTCTAATATTTCTCTACGCATTTGGTTATTCAGCATTGCCCTCTCTTGCTATCTGATTTTTCTCGCTATCGTTATCCATTTTAGCACCAAGCTCTCTTTCTCTAATATCTAGCTCACGCTGTTTGTTTTCAAAGTCTTGAATTAACTTCTGCATATTGAAGCTATCTAACTCTGGATTCTTTCTAGCTTCTGCGTTGATTAATGCTACCTCAATATCTAGCTGTCTATCTTTTTCTTTATCAATAGAAGCTCTTTCCATTTCTTGCTGTTGCATTTGCATCTGCTGTTGAGCTTGTGCTTGTTGAGCTTGTTGTTGTGCTTGCTCTAATTCTGCTGCAGCTTTCTCCGCTGCTTTTAACTTGCCTTTTATTTGACTGAAGTTTTCAGACTCAAACATCTCAGCAACCATAGAAGCTTTAGTACCATTCTGAATCATAGCCTGTGCGAGACCCTTAATCTGATCTAATCTTTGTTGATCCTTGCCAGCGTCAGATACAAAGATACCATAGTTAGCCTCCATATGTTGCAAAGTGTCAATGTCTAAAAAGTCTGCAGTACCATCAGGCATTACAAACATACCTTGTTTACCAGTAAGCCATGCTTCTTTTGAATAGTCAAGCAGTGCTTGTAAATCTCTTTGTTCTAGTCTAGCAAATTTTCTAAATAAATCTTCTGTAATATGTGAAGATTGTAGTATAGCTTGCTGTGAACTAGCTTTACCTTCATATGCACCAATCGTACCTTGTCTTTGTCTAGACACACCAGATATTTTCTCCCACTCTTGTAGTATAGATTCTAGTAGTGTTATGTATTGTGATATAGTCTTGATTGACATATCAAGAACTGATTGATGTTGTGGGTTAAGTTGTATACCTTCTTTGTTATAATCTACCCATGCAATACCCGTACCTTCTACATAGTACATAAATTTATCCATGTCCCATTTCTTAGGAATCATGTTAATATCAAACTGTGCAATAATATCTTTACTTCTAGCTATTGCCAGTTCCATTCTATACTTGTAGATGTTGTAGTTTAACTGATAAGGTATACCAAGTGATACTAGTGAAATATTGTCTGCATTTATATCAGAGTACTTTCTACCATTGATAGGCAGTTTGCAAGTAGATGCATTGTCAATAGATAACCTTTGATTAGCTACAGGATTAATGTTAATGTAAAATCTACCATCAATACGTGTACCTTCCCATACTTCATTTACCCATAGATAAGTTACCTTAGCTCCTGTTTCTTTTAGCTCTTTAGGCATTCTAAACTTTTCATCAACCTCCATCTCTTCCATAGCTCCAGTCTCTGGGTCCATGTATTCTAAGAAACCTATTCTTTTTCTTGACTTCCAATATACAGTAACTACTTCTATTAATCTGTTTCTGTATGTGTTTGGATCAGAACCTGCTCTTGCTCTTCTGTATAATAGATATGATTCTGGATCTGATTGTCTAGGCTCTTCTAGTTCTAGTACTTGTTCATCTGTCAATGACTCATAGAATGAATCTATAACTGATGATGCATGTACATACTTTCTAACTAACGCCCAATCTCCATCTTCTACAAACTCTATGTCTGGATCTTTATCATAATCAATATCAATAGGATTTAATACTTCATAGAATGGCTCTTTGTTTCTAACACCTCTATGTGTATATACTTCACCTGATACTAAAAAGTGAAACCAAGCTTTTTGTATCTTATCATACACTTCTGACTGTTGCATTATGTATGTCATAGCATGTTGTCCTTTGATAGCTCTGTTATCTACATAACTATTCTCAAACTGATCTGCTATTTCTTTAGGCATTGGAATATCTTCTGGAGTTTCAAGATTTTGCATTGCTTCTGGATTAGTTTCAGCTAATACTTTTAAGAATCTTTGTTGTAAGTTTTGATATATAGCTTGTTGCTTTGCTTTTTCTTTTTGACTTACAGCGTCTCCATTTTGTACTGTAACGGTGTAATTAAGAGGTCTTTTAGACTTCTCACCTAATAAAAGATCAATAATAGGTTTGATAATAGGATAGTTACGCATTTTAGAGGGGAAATTTGTACGGGACTTGCCGTAAGGTTGTGTAACGTAACGATAGTCATCCTCATAAATTACACCGTTGTAGTAATCATACAATCTCTTTAGGTCATCTTTTCTTTCGTTGACCCCATATAAAGACAACTCTATGTAGGCTTCTACACAGCTTTCTCTCCATTTTTTATTCTTCTTTGATAAAGGCAGCTTTTGCTGCGGTATTTTGTCTCCCCCTAGATACATATGTATGCAAAATTAATTAAATTTATATTTTGTTATACTACCTGTGTGTCTTTTGTACTCCCTATTATAAATATAACACTAGTAGTAATTTTTATCAAACCAATCGTTTGATGCATTATCTTCTAATATTTCTTTTACCTCTGCGTTATACAACTCTCTAGTATGATACATTCCTACCATTAGCGCCATAACACGGTCAAAGTTACCCCTGTGATTAAACTTTATTAACTCTTGTAAAAGAGCCAAGTCATATATCTTATGTAAGTTCAAAGTTATCTTATCCCCATCGTCTGATCTTACAGCATTTAACCAGTCTCGTATGTATAACTCGCCTTGTCTTTTTCTAGCCTCTGTTGTATGCATACCATAGTTACGTTTTACATTTCTAGATCTTAGATCTTTTTTGTCTAGCATTTCAAACTCTTCTTGTAATCTATGTAACTTTCTATGCTGTCTTGCGTATTGTATAACAGCACCACGATCATTCTCAAACCCTATCTTTGCATTATAATAATCAGCTAGCATAAATAAATTTTTATTATATTCGTCTTGCGTATGTGGTCTACCTACATAACTAGCAACAATTAAATCATCAGGCTTTGATATATTATTTATTCTCTTTATCACATACGCAGCACCTAGAGAACTGGAATCTGCTGATTGGTTTTGTCCATACGGGTCATGACAAACTAGATATAGATTGTGTGGGACTTGTCCCTCTTGATTCCGATATGGACCTTCATACAGAACAATGGCTCCTGTTAAATTATCTTCCTTACGATGAGGAAATCTTAGAATAGGTCTTGCATCTCCATCTGGTTCAAACTGTATCTTATTATCTTTACTATAATATAATCTACCAGCTGTACCTATTGCATGCAGCTTGTTTGCTTTTACTTTATTATACTGTTCTTGTAGTGATGAAATATCAAATAGATTTGATGACACTTGTAGTGTAGCTTCACTAGGACATAATGGATGTTCTGCTATATATTGATCGTAGGCTTTTGGATCATTAGTACCTTTCTTTTTATTCCTATTAGACTGTTCAAACTCTTTAGCTTCTTCTACATTAGAGTTACCATCATCATCAATAAATCCTTCTAAGTTCTCAAAGATTGGTACAAAGTACCCACACTCTGTACCCATAGCACCATCATCCCACTCGTTTGCAAAAGATAAACAGTCATATGACTCTGGATTGTAAAATAGTTCTTCCATACCTGCAAAGTCTACACCTTGTGTACCGCCTGTACCAAAAGCAATCATAGTACCTAGTGTCTTACTACCTTGACGCATAGTTGGCATAGCTACTTCCCAAGCTTTTAGTAGTCCTGGAAATGATCCTGCCTCTTCAAAAAATATAAGTTCACCTGCCTTACCCCTTACTTTATCTGGATCATCTTTTAGTGATACACCTATAATCTGTGACTTCATACCCATCTCTACAAGTGCACCATTTACATTCTTCTTGTATCCAGATTGCTTGTGCATCTCTCTATCTCGTAGTCTTGGTTGTGTCCATGCTGTATTATCATCTACAAATGACATAATATCCCAAGCTTTAGATAGTAAACCATCCCCAATCAAGTATTCTTTCTGTCCTGCAAAAACATAATTCTTACTATTACGCACATGAAAGTAGTTACGTACTAGCATAGCTGCAGCTTTATAAGAAAATCCTTTACGACGTGCTTTTAACACTGTCATATGCTTGTTTTCTTTCCTACATCTGTCTACTGCAGTAAAGTATTTCCAATCTCCATCGTAAAATGCTGGGAATGTACGCTCTCTTCGAGCTATAACTGTGCCATCTGGTAGTTCCTCATCAACAGATCTGTCAATGGGACAATAGTTAAGATAAAAATAGTGGTTGCCTGTGATTGTTACACCATTATAGGTGTACCCATATAAACATCTTTTGCGTTCTTCGTCCCAGTATTCAAAGTATGGTTTTGTACCAGGCAGTGCATTAGTATAATATCCGTTCTTAAGATACTTATTAGCTGCTGGAGCTAGTCCTTGCGTTTGTTTAAAAATTTGTTTTTTATATTCTGTAACTCCTGACATTTTTCATATTCTTCTGTGCTTATAAAATGATGTATTAACAAATCTAAAGTAGCTTCATCTCTTCCATCACTTTCTATAGGATCAAAAGGTAAATAAAAATCTTCTATCCTACCCGTCTTCTCAGCCTGCTCGTATATATCATCAAGAGTTATTCTTTTAGTTACAAAGTCATACGCATTATCCATGGCATTGTTATAATCTTGTAAGTCTTCTAAAAAATCCATGTCTCAAATCTACGAACTATATTTGTTAACTACAACACCGCCACGTGTATTTGTATTTACTTGTTCTTGTTTAGCTACTTGTTCCTCTAGTTTTGATAATCCACTAACTACATCTCCCATCTTAGATAAATTAGCAACCAAGTCCTTTGCATGAAAGATTGGTCTACCATTATCGTCCATCATTGTTAGATCTACAGTTTCAAAATACTTTTGTAATTTTATTACTGACAGTCTTGCTGCCTTCAACAGTTTTACTGCAGATGTTTCTTTTAACTTTTTATATGTATCACAAGCTGCCTTTACTTTAGAACTAGGTGCCCACTTTGATTTACCATATACACCTAACACTACCTCATCATGCCTACTCTCTTCATCATATACAGCATATGGAGATTTATGATCACACATAAAGTACACATATGCAAGTTCTTTAGAATCTAAAGTCTTAAATTCTATAATACTTAGTGCATATGGTGATGGCACTGCTACGTTATCAACTATCTCTAGTAACTCCATTTATATTATCTCTTCTTTCTTTTTTAGAATAAAATCTACCAAAGTATGGCAGTCTTACAGAGTGAAAATTACCTTCAGACATAATTTTTGCTACATACTTAAACTGGCTGTTTATAATTTTCTCTACCTTTTCAAGAGGTAAATTATACTTTGTCGCTAGTATCTGTATTACTTCTTTTTTCGACTTTGCCATTGGTTTGTGATTTCCACTTGTTTATAGGACATGTAGTTGATCTCCATTTTGCTTTGTGTTGTATTAAACATCCGCATTTACCACACCTCATTCTATCTCTTATTAAATGTTCACAGCTATTACAATCAGATAATCTCTCTGCGTAGTCTGCTTCAGATACATTAGGAGCACCTTCAGATATATACTTAGCAAGATCTTTACTAAAACTCTTAGTCATCTGCCATAAACTTGGCATTTTATCCTTACTCATTCCAGTTAATGTTTACTTCTACTTTCTTAGTATCTAAATTTAATAATCTACTTAAGATATAATTTTTACCATCCTTTCTAATAGCTCTTTTGTCTTTCATCTTCTTTACATAATTATTTAATGTATTGAAGTCTGCTAATCCTAAAACTTTTGCTGCAGCTTTTTTAACTTTTGCAGAACATATACTAGGATCTTCTAAAACAACAGCTGCATCTACTAAGGCTGCTAAAACTTTTACTTCTGTAGAAGTAAGATTAAACACCCCGTTCCAGAACTGTAGATATTTTAGTGTAGAATTTACTTTAATCGTTATCTTTTGTTCCATCTTGTTCTTCTTTTTCTTTTAAATACGCAGTAAGTATAGCTTCGTACTGTTGTAATTGTAATTTTTGGTTTTCTAATAATTGATACACTTCATACGCCACTCTTATAGGTTTACCATCAATATATATTCTTCTTTTATTCTGTTTCTTCAGTGCTTTCATCTTCTACTGTTACTATTAATATATATTCCATGTCCCCTATCAAGACTTGTATATCCCATGTACAATTTATATTTTTTTCTGACCACATGTCTAACTTTTCTTCAAATTCTCTATACAATAAAAAGAGTTCTTCCCAACTACTTGTCTGAAACTTTGTTCTGATCATCCTTAAATTGTATTGTTGCTCTATCGTTTTCTACCACTATAGTAGCAGTCTTAGATTGTCTGTTAAATTCATCTATATACTTAGATATATCTTCTCTTGTACACAAAAATGACAAGAATACAGACAGCTCTTTTGCTGCTCTGGATGTATTATGCTTTAGATCGTTAGTTTTTTGAGTGTGTTCTATCAGTTCTAAGTAATCATCCAGATTTATTGTAACTGTTCCTGGCAACTTCATTAGAACTTACCTAATACTTGAAACTCATTAACAAACAAATACTGAACTTCGTCAATATGTATCATCATAGCCTCTGTATTTGGATCTACCATGATCTTATCACCTGGCTCACACTGCGTAACTTGCGGTCCTACCGCCAATACTTCTACAATATTTGTCTGTAATTGTCTTGCAGTCTCGTCATCAAGAATGATACCTGCATCTGTCTTCTTTTTGTCCGGTCTTGGTACTACTATCCATGCACCAAACGGTTGAAATGTAAATTCCTTTGCCATTGCTATCTATAATTAGTTATAAATGCAAAGGTATAACAAAATATTTTACAAATACAAGTGTTTTGTGAAGAACTTCACTATTGGGTACACCACACCCCTAGGAGATTTGCTATTTCAGTTGGAACTTTACCTCTGGCAGTGCTGTCTTTTGGACTACCTAAGGACACTAAAACTGATGTTAATTCATCACACCTACCTCTGTGTAATGTGCCCTAACCGTTGGCTATATCCGCCTTTTCAGAGACTATTGGAGAAAACTCTAATCCTTATTTAGGATCTACAATCCAACGTCTGACCCCATAACTACCTTTCGGCCCTCTGGGGTGATACGTATATTACGTGTCTCTGCGGACAAAAATACTAAAAAAATTTTAACTACCAAAATCTTTGAGCGTGTGGACCAACTATTGCAAAGACCCCCACTAGGTTTCGAGGTTGGAATAGTCCCGCCTATAATTTAATAACAATTGTGATGACTGCAAAAATTGTGAAAATCCTAGAGAAGACCGTGAATAGACACGGTGTTGAGTGCCGTATAGGCATAACTACTGATTATATTGACGAAACAGGTGTGTTTCGTAAAGGTCAGTTAGTGTATACTGAAAATCCAGACTTGTTCGACAAGTTTGTGGTAGGATTAGAGGTGGCTTTATAGCCACTTCTTTTTTTTATTCTACCTTTCTAACAACCTTACGACAAACTTACGAGCGTA